CTGTATGGTCAGAATACACTATGAAGATAACAGACGTAAAGGTAGATCTTGGGACATACCACTTAAAAATAATATGTTTATTATGTTTCCATCAACAAATATGTATTACCTAACTAACAATCAAAAAGATTCATTAAACTTTGTACAAACAATAACTTATGAATACATTTAAAAATTTCATAGATAAAAGTAAAGCAGACACCATAGAAAAAATTTTCTTAAGTATGGATTTTCCTTGGTATTATTCTGAAAATAAAACATTAGAAAATTCTTCTTATATGTTTCATTCTTTTTATAGAGATAATCAAATAAACTCTAAAGACTATTATTTAATAGAACCTATTTTAGATAAATTAAAATCTAAAAATATTTTAAACATTAGAGCTAATCTATGTTTTAAAAAACCTATGAAATGTTCGTGGCATTGTGATGAATGGACAGATAATTTAAAGCACAAAACAGCCATATACTATGTAAACACTAATAATGGTTGTACTGAATTTAAAAATAAAAAAGTTAAATGTGTTAAAAATACAATAGTTGTATTTGATGCAGATAAAGAACATCGAGCTGTGATACAAACAGACACAGAAGCAAGAATGGTAATAAATTTTAATTATGAACTTAACTAATTACTATTGGTATTTTAGAGGTGTGTTGACACCAAAATTTTGTGATGATGTAATAGAATATGCTAAATCACAAAAAGAAGTTATGGCTAGAACAGGTGGTTATGGTGATAGAAAATTAAAAAAAGAAGAAGTATTAGATTTAAAAAGAAAAAGAAACTCTGATTTAGTATGGCTTAATGATACTTGGATATATAAAGAACTACATCCATATGTTCATATGGCTAACAAAAATGCTGGTTGGAATTTTGATTGGGAAAGAAGTGAATCTTGTCAGTTTACAAAATATAAACTAAACCAATATTATGATTGGCATTGTGATAGTTGGGATAAACCTTACGAAAAAGAAGGACCCGAGAAAGGTAGGATTAGAAAACTATCTATGACTTGTCAGTTAACAGATGGCTCAGAATACAAAGGTGGTGAATTAGAATTTGATTTTAGAAACTATGATCCACATATGAGAGACG